TGGTTCGTGGTGGTGTGCCTGACTGGTCGGGCTGGCCGCTTTGTGCTGGGCTTTCTCCGGCTTGGTCTACCGGCACCCACCAGCCACTTTTAACCACCATATCGCCTTCCCGGTTGGTTTGGCCTTCCATGTACAAATCACCAGCACGCACACTGGCCCCGGCCGGTTTGGTCTTTTCTTCGGTTTCCAATTGCTGGCCGTAATATTCTTCAAACTTTTCCCATTCTTTATTGTCTTTTTTGTAACTTTGATACGCTTTGTTGCGTTTCATCGACATGCCCACATCTCGTTTCATGCGGTCCATGATCAAATAGTTGGCCTCTTTTGTGTTGCCACTTTGTACCAGAGTATTCATGGATTTTAAAAATTCAAAATCCGTGGTCGGTCCGGAAAACTTCATTAACTCTTGTATGGCCAATTGCGTTAGCAGAGCATCTAAATTTTGTTCGTCCGACACATCCACACCAGGCATAAACTTGCCAAGAAATGTTTTAGCTTGCGCGTATTTGCCGGTACTGGCGCCTTGAAGGGCATTTTCCAATTCGGCTAATGTGGCGCTGCTTTTTTGTGCCATTGCAAATTGGCGGCGTTCCTCTTTATCAATATCATTGCGATAGCCACCTAGCTTTTTCTGAAATTCTTTATCCGCAGCACTCCCCTTTTCCACTTCGGCTTGTAATCGCGCAATTTTTTCGGCCTGATCAATGGCTAGGCGTGATTTTTCGGTTGCGGTTTGCCCCAATCCTGAAACCAATGAAAGTTTGCCTTTTGGTACGGTTTCAGGCGTTACCGGGCTTAATACAGTGTCTATTTCTCCGCTGGTTTTTTTGCGCATGGTGCCAAAAAACAAATTGCCGTCTTCATCTTTAAAGGTTTGTTGGGCGCCATAAGTCGCCTTGTTTTGTGCCGCCTTCATTTCTGCATCGGTTTTAAATAAATCGGTACGGTAACCGTAATCCAGCGCGCCTTTTAATGCTTCGTCGAAACCAGCCGGATCATTTTGTAATAGTTCAATGGCTTCAAATGTATCAAAGTTATCAATTTCCTGTTCTTTCAAGCGTGCCGCCCTGGCTTGCAATACTTTCATTTGTTGCTCTGGTGGCAATCCGTATATTTCCTGAGCACCCCTTGCCAGGCTGTCCAAACGGTCTTTTTCCCGTTGGACGTTTGCCTCTTCTTTTTGTATGCCCATTTTTTGTTTGATGGCGGCCATTTGTTGGCCTTTTTGTATTCCACTCGCCAGGCCACCAATGATGCCGCCACCTTCAAATAACGGCCTGTAATCAAGTTGCGGGGCGTTTACTGGGGCAAAGCCGGTGTTTTGGATTTGGGGCATTAAAGGTGCGGTTAGATTGGCCATTATGCGGCCTCCTCTATTAGTTTTAGCTTACCAAGCAAGCGCTCATAATTGACGCGCAAATAACCGTCTTGATGAACAATCACGCACTCAGGATGCGTTTGCCGTATCTCTTGCGCGATCACTCCAAACTGAGGTTCATCACTCAAACCCAACTCTTGCGCGGCCTCGTTCCAATCCCATTCATACCAGTTTGCCCCGGCTATGGTGTCCACATATTGGATATTGGTTTTTAATCTTTGGTCTGAGGGCGGCAATTTGCTACCGCCTAACCATTGCCCGGCCATATCAAGCACATTTCCATAGAATTGATTGGTCAGTCCGGCCCCGGCAATTTCGCCCTGGCTTCTGGCCGCACCAGCCTGGGTTAAACCTTGAGCCACGTTCGAACCAAGGCCGGTTCTTAATCCTGCCATCTGTGACGCTAAACTCAAATCCGTTTGCGCCAAACCGCTTAATTGATTTAATCGATTGCCCATCGTTTGGTTAGCGAGGTTTTGCGAAAATTCGGTAATGGCTTTTAAACGCGAACCACCGCCCAAACCACCACGTGCTTGCATTTGCCGGTTTACCGCTCTTAATCCCTGTTCACGCTGCCATGCTGTGCCGGGGTCTTCTTGGAAATCCTCATAAAATTGGGCTTGGGCATCGTTGCCCAGCACGCCTGATGCCGCACGTATTTGTGAAAGCGCATCCATTGGCTGGCCACCAAACCCACCAGCCGCCACGCCAACGGGCAAGGCTTGCGTATCGGCAGCTTGTTGACCAAAACCGAACGCCTGGGCGTGCTGTGGCATCATAAATTGAGCAATGCCAGGCGCCACTTCATCATAAGCAAGCTTTTGTTCGGCAATGCCTTGCTCAATGCTTTTTGCTTGATCACGTCCAGCCCATTTGGCCGCCTTTGCGCCGGTTATTTTTCTTACCGCACCCATATCAGGTTCCTTTCTTCACAATTTGTCTGTCTTCAAAGCGCGTTACTAAAAATTCAAACGCTTCGTGCCGGGTAATGCCACCCAAATATTCATCCACTAATTGGGTGTGCTTTATCATCGATTTGCGCCGGGTGCCTTCATGCACAAAGCCAAACTTTTCAACAAAGGCAATTACATCTCGGTAGATTGTAGGAATATTTACCTGCAATTTTTCCACTTTGGCAGGGGCCTCATACACAAACCAGTCCAACAAACCCAGGCCCACCGCTTCGGAATATTGTTCACGATAGTTTTGCAATACATTGCAGTGGGCTTTCAATGTCGTGCTCGTTTCGTATTCAAACTGAGCTATACCGGCAATTTCCCCAATAACGGTTTCAAGACGGAAATACAGGGCATCCGGGTCAATTTCAAAATCATTTATCTTTACGTCATCTTCTCGAATGCGCTCGAACAACTCTGGATCGGAATACACTATGCCCACAATTTCAAGGTCAGTTTCCGGCCTGATAAAGATCATAATTTATACCACCTCCCGGATATCTAATGTGACATTCACATTGCCGGGCGCGTCCAATTTCACCCAAATGCCATCCGCCGGTTGCAGGTGCTTACCAATCAGTTTGTCTAAATATTCATCGTCAAAGGCGTTGACAGGGGTTTCAATTTCTTTTATTTGGTCGTCTGTGGTGCTTTCGCCGCTGCGCACAATGTATGCGGTTGCTAGATGCGCGACAGTGCCCACATTCGCCATGGTCGCACCGGATACAATCGCGGATGTATTGGCCGGACAGGTATAAACCAGTACCGGGGTTGTGCCAATGATTTGCGCGTCTTCGTATTCGTATTTAACCGCCATAACACATTCCTTTGCGTTTATCCGGTTTTAAGAATATCCGGTTATCCGGGTTTCCTTAAATGTTATAAAAAGGCTTGTATGTCCCATTGGTCGCTGGTTTGCGCCGGTTGAAATAACAAATCCAGGCCATAACTATTATCATCTGTGGACGGGGGCACGCCATCACTATCCGTGGCGGTAAAACCATCAACATCAGCATTGCCGTTATAGGTATTCACTATCATCGGGTAATCTATGTTCGTTGCAGTGTATTGCGTAAACGTGACGGTATAGAGTGCATTGGTTACCCTCCTAGCCGGTGTGATGCGCAACGTAATGAAGGCACCGGCTGTATTTTCCACGTCCACAATGCGCCATTGCTGGCCTGTAATATCGATTTCGTCCCCGGTAACCAGGGCTTGTAAATTGGCGGTTTGATCGGCGGCGTTGTCATCTGTGTAATTAATGCGCAGCTCCCAGCCGTTATTTTGGTGTCGCATTTCGCCACTTGCCGGGGCGCCACTTTGAGCCGAATAATTCCACGGCGCATTGAACGTACTGGAACCGGAATCATGGTTTGTAACGATGCACAAAAGATCGAATTGGCTTTGGTTTTCAATTAATAAATGCGCGGTTTCGATGGTGTGCCAGCCAGTAACGGCAAATTGCACATGGCTAGAAATTGGGCAATAGTGGCCGCTCTCATCAACTAGCCAAAAGTCATAAAAGTAATCAGTGGATGCCGTCACAGCAAAGAAACGGATTTGTTGCAAGATGCCATGATACAGCGAACCGGCATAACGGGTTCCAAGAGCCACGGCGTTCACCGTCAATGCCGTTTCGGTCGTGAATGCGGCGGCGGCATCATTGGCAAATTCGGTTATTGGTGTTCCATACGCTTGTGGGGTGATGTGATCATAAGTTGTGTTGTTCGCAATCCCTAGCCACCCACACTCAATAGCCTGCTGTCCTTTTTTATACAGCGTGTTTTCTGTCCAATTGCCTTTCCATTCGGTTTTGGGTAGACACTGGGATATCACAAAAGCTTTAAAAAAGGTTAATTGAGAACGGATTTCTTCCACTTCTTTGCGCGAAGCAAAGCGCGCGGCGGCGGCCACTTCACTGATGTTAACGGTATCTTCAACCACAATAGACGTTTCGGATGTGATGCTTGCCAGTGATTCAAAAAATTCAATATAGCGTTGCGTCACTTCATCTTGCAATGCAATCAGTTCGTCTCTGCGTGGCGGTATGATGCGACTCACAACACGTTACCTTCCAGCTTTGTGTGGGTTATTTTTTGATCGGTTAACACATCAAATTGCATCACCAACGAATATTCGAATTGCCCTAATTTGAAAAACACGTTGCGCACAAAGCTGGATGGGGATGTGGGCAAGTCTTGTGTGTCAATTTCATAAAAATTTACGCCACCGTCATCACTTAATCGAAAGATAATTTGCGGCATACTAACCGCCATCACGGCCACCCCAGATATACCCACCTGGCTTTTGATTTCCAGTTCCGGCACGGTAAAACGCTCACCAGCGTTATGCACATACACAGTATTAAATCGCCGCAACACATTAACGCCATATTCCGTAAATACGGCTAGATCAATTTCACCTATGCGGCCGTCAATGCTGTCACAGACAAGTATCTCGCCATACACTTGCACAACGTGCGATCCCCTAAACACACCGGTATCGGTTTGACTCGATGCGCGCCTGTGCCAGATTGGGCGATCAGCCACTTGACTACTGGTTTGATCGTAAACCAGAGTGATTTGGTTGGGGACGGTAAAGCCACAAAAGAAGTTTCCACTTTCGGAATATTTAAAACTGAATGCATTGGCCAAATCTGTGGCCGGTAAGTTTTGCAGAATGTTATCAATTGAGGGTGAAGATAATCGACGTGATTGCCCGGAAAGACCTTCCCAAATGCTAATGCCTTCATTAGCACCGGCACCAATGAACAAATAACGGTTTTGGAATTCAATAAGCGTTTCAGCATTCAATACACCCCGATCTACAGTCGCACCGGGTACGGGCAAATAGGGGAATGAATCTCCAGTGAACGTAAACACTTGAAGCGTATTGCGGCCACATATATAGAGTTCGTCTTTAATAGTGGCACATGCGGTATTATCGTCTGTGCTCGCATCTGCGGTTGAAAAATCCAATCCGTTAAAATCTTTCCCGTTGTTTTCCACTGACAGTGAAGATAAAAAGAATTCCAGCGCCGTGATATAAACAAAAAACCCGTTGTTAAAACACACATCCAGTTTAATACCATAATCTATAAACACCGGGTTGGTTATTTGTACAAAAGTGTCCAGAAAGAAATCAAAAAAATATCCATCGCTGGTTCCGGGCACAATAACGCTAATTGTGACGCCGTTTTCTGCCATGCGCACACGATTAGTGCCGCTCACGGTCGCGCCAATAGCGGTTTTGGTGCCGTCATCGGCAACATGATAGAAGCGACCACCATGCACGGTGTAGAGTTCATTTCTAAAACGGATGGCACCCCGACAAGTCCCTTCTCCAGCACTTTCGGAAAAGGTCACAAGCCCGGCAGGGGCGCGCAAGGCGTCTGGATTAAGGGCGCCGGCGCTTTCAATGTAGGCCGGTATATAATTGAGACATTCCTGATTAGACAGGTTTACCGCTTCATCAATATAAAAGCCATTAGCTAACGGAAACGTGGCCATTAACTTACGAACCACCAGTTAGAGCCATCGGTAATCACACGAACATAGGAAAGAGGTTGTAATTCTACATCGTTCTGCCCGTCAACCAAGGCCGTTAGTTGCGGCACCACAAACACCTCATTCGCGGCCACGGTGTCTATGCGTTTAATCACATAGGTTTTTGAAATGTTGTTAACGGCATCCCACGAATCGCTAGCAAGTGGCAACGTCACATTCACCGCGTTCACCGCTGCATTGACTAAAATCACTTGGTCATCATCAAAATCCACCACGGTATTGTTGAGAACTGTGCGCACAAACAATTGTTGTTCCGCTTCCGCCAAGCGCCCATCCAAATCATTAATAAAATCTTGATAGGACACATTGCGGCTTAGATTTTGTTGCACAATGCGCAAGCGATCATTCAGGCCCATGATGCTTACATTTACTAGATTACTTTCTTTTGTGCTCATGATTAACCGCCTGTTAAGGTGTCTTGTGTTTCAGTTTGAGTAAATGATCCCGCTTTCGTTATCGTCAAGCAGGGAACCGCTATCCGACTCAATGCCACCACGCACCCGGTCAACGTAAAATTCACGGTTGTTCCAACTGGTATCTTGATTTCCGGAACCGACAGGCAGAGTATCGGGCTTGCTCACATTGCGCAGGTCCACAAGGTGTGAATACACTGTTCGCTTGGCATCTTTGTACATGCGCATCAATGCCATGCTAGGTTCAATGGAATATTCCGCTGCCATTCGCAATGCCAACTCACATTTTAAAAACGCGGTAGACCAATCATCATTACCCACATCCTCCGTGACATCACTGACAATATTCATAGGAATTTTTATGTTGCGCGCTTGCAATTCCACCAACAAATCATTGAGACTTTCCAAGCCATCGGCCAATTGCACGGAAGTGGGGGCGATACCGGCACGTTTCACCGCTAACAGTTTTAAACCGCCCTCAATTAATTGTTGCGCTGTGCTCATAATTTTGGCCTTTGGGGTTATTGCTGGCGTTCGGGTCTTGATACATTGCGGCAAAATCAGGATGAATGCGTGCCTCATCCAGAATCATTTTGCGCAATTCTTTTAGTGAATAGCCATCACCGGGCATTTCCACATCCAGTTCTGCCGCTAACCATCGTAAATCTTTTTTGCTACGCACTTTTTCAATGCGTACCAACATATTCACCACGGCGGCTACTTTATCGGTCACTGATTCCAGCTTTTCCACCAATTCTGCGTTGTCTTTTAGCTCTGAAGGTAGCTCGCTTAATACGTCTTTTATCGGGGTTTTGGTCCATCCATTCGATAACGCAAGCTCATCTTCACCCTTGCTTTTCACAATCATTGGTTTGTGGCCGGTTTTGTAGCGACAAGCGGGATAAGCTTTGTATAAATTTCGTGTGCGTGGCATAGCAATCCTTTGCATGTTGTGTGTAAAAAGGCCCGCTTGCGCAGGCCAGTTTCGCATTTACTCAGTGCTTCTTAATCCCGCACGCACTTCCATTATGTGAACACCGAATAGCATATCCACCCTAACGGTGTTGGTGTCTTTCAAAATATCGCTGTCCATCGCAACCCTCATTGAAATGCCATCCATCGCCCCTGTGGAGTTATCCACGTTGCCCATAAACGGTTCTAAATCAGCCGTTGCCAAGGTAATGGCATCTTTGTGAAACGCCAAATTGTGTCTGTGCATTGTGGTGCTTGCGCCGGAAACCACGGTGATGGCGGTTGCATCGGCCAATGTGCCACCTGCAATAAAAACGGTTTGATAAGCACCGGACGTAATTAACGCCGGGGTAATCGTTACCGCTGCATCACCAGCACCATCACTATCAGCATTCGCCACAATCCCAAAGCGTTGCAATTCGCCGGTACTTTCGCGGGTACGATGGTTCACTTGATAAACACCATCGATGGTGAAACTATCGCCAATCGTTAGCACATCGGTAACGGTTAACCCAAACCCGGCCATATTGAGCGTTTGGCTTAAATAATCGCTGTCTTTCACAGCCGCATAGGTCGTTTCCTGAGCCGCACCATCTACGGTAATCGGACCAGCACCCCATGTGCCAACTGTGTGAGTTTTCAGAGATTGGTTTTTATAAATTTCCAAACCGGCAAATTGGGTAACCAAGGCGCGTTCAATGGCTCGCCGGACGTCGGAGGAACTATCGGCCGGGACGGAGAG